TGGAAAGGGGCTTCTTCCAGGCATTCTGCAGCATGTCCATATAGGCAGAGGGTGCAGAAACAGGAGAAGCAATGGAAGCTACGGCTTTACGCAGCTCGTCAGTGGTGGCAGAGTCAGAACGACCTTCAGAAAGAGTGTCGAACATTGCCTGCACGTAGTCATCGCTCTTCTCAGAAAGATCAAGCTCGTCACCACGCACTGCTTTGATGGAATCAACCATCACTTCGCGGGCAGTTTTGCCAGCAAATTCATAAGCAGAATCCAGGACAGGCTTGGCTTTCTCAATGAGAGCCACGCGCTCTTCAACCATGGAATCAAGGTTGATTTCTTGAGCAGCAGCAAGTTCGCCTTTCAGCTCTTCCACCTGCTCAGCCAGGGCGTCAGCACGACCCTCAGCGGAATCGCACTTGCCTTGCATTTCCTTTTCCATGGCGTCCATCTCTTCCTTCATTTTGGAAGCTTTGGACATCATTTCATCGTACTTTTGTTTCATGTCCTCGTAGGACATTTTGGCGTCTTCGCGTTCTTTGGTGATTGCAAGAGCAACGCTCTCAGTCACCTCGAACTCGGCGCCATCAAAAACGACTTTTGCCGTCATGAGATGGTCTCCTCCATTAGAGATCAATGATGGGTCAGCAGCATCTTGCCTATCAAGATGAAGCTTCACTTGCGGGCCAGCGCGGCCCCGACGAACAACAGCGATGTGATTGCCGATGATTTCCTTTTGGATGCCATCGTAATGTTCACCGTTTTCTGTAACGCCAGGCGTGGGATCATAATTCACCCTATAGCCCGCGCTTACCTCACGAGCATCTCCTTTCATGATGCGCTTGATGGTGTCTTCGTCAGTGATTGTCATCACTGCCCTGACAAAACCATTGTCGTACACCACTTCAGTACCACTAAAGCCTACTTGGTAGTCCTTAGTATTCTCAGAATCGAGCAGTACAGGCGGATGCTCAGAAGTGATTGCCTTGCCCGCGAATGAAGCAAGACTATCGGGAGACGCCACTTCTGTTTCAGGACGATATTCGCGACGAATGGAGCCATCACTATCTGTGTAGTGTTGGATGCCAGTGCGTGCGATTGAAGCCCACGCTCGAAGATAACCTTCTGGCGTGAGTTCGTATTTCTCAATAGGAGAGAAATCGTATCGGCAAGAAATGGTGCTCATATTCATACTTTATCAAGAAGCGAATGTTATACTTTATAGGCTTATGCAAAACGGAATAAATCATCGTGATGTTTTTGGCGCGTAGCACGACGGATGCTCTTAAACTTCCCCACCAAGAAGCTCGTATTCTTATTGCAAGTCGCATTAAGGAGGCTCGGCTTAATGCTGGACTCACGCAACATGACGTAGCAAAAGAACTTCACATCAGTCAAAGCTCTTATTGCCGCATTGAAAAAGGCACAGCCCCGCCAGATTGCGTACAAATTCGCACGCTCAGCGGTCTCTATGGGATTAGCGTGCTGTGGCTGATGGGCTACCCATCATTCATTGCAAAGATCAATTAGCTTTCTCAATAAAAAGCGCTTATTAAGAAACGCAATAATCAGTCCTCATCATCGTCTTCGCCGCGAATACTGGCAAGTTGATTTTCAATGTCTTCCATAATGTAGGACTTTGCCATGGCCTCAATTTCAAACGTCAAAAACTTTGTCGGTTCAAAATGAGGGTCGGGCTTTTCGTAAACGCTCATTACATAGATGTGCGTTTCGTCTAGTCGTCCATTTTTAAAGCACTGCTTCTCCACTAGTTCCCATCGTGAAGTGTTGCGATGCTCGTTAGCGGAAAGAATAGAGAGAGCCTTTAAAAGACCAATGCCTTCGTCCTCTTCTTCGATAACACGCACGTATTCGCTCATTGGTCTTTTTTGCGACTCTCTACCATCTTAATGATGCGATTTGCCCACGCCCTACCAGCGTCGCCGCCCCACAAGAGCCATGCAATGTAACCAGCATCATCTTCGCCGCCACTTTTATTCTTTTCATGGCGAGAGAAAAATGCCGACATACGCTTGATGGTCGCAAAACTAATTTTGCCGCCTCCAGCCAAATCGCCCGCACGAGCAACGCCGCTTCCAATGCCTTGCTTGCCCGCCTCCTGCGTTGTCAAGCCACCCTTGCCATGCTTCTTGCGTAGCTCTAGTCCGCGACGAGCAGCAGCCCTTACAGCGGCAGGAGGGGCAAAGCTTTCAGCGTCGCCCCTCAGCGCTTTTTTCCGCAGGAGCCATCCTCCATTTCCTCTTCTTCTTCCTCTTCTCCAATCAGCTCCTTAAAGAAGCCCATATAGTATTCATCGCTCATGTCCTTCTTGGGCTTGCGCGTCATGCCAGCTTCGGACAATGCAATAGCAAGAGCTTGCTGAGAACTTTTTACAGGCTCACCACTGCTGCTCTTGAGCTTGCCAGCTTTGAACTCGCGCATTACTTTGGCTACTTTCTTTTGCTTTTCTTTTTTAGTCATGACCCTAAATGTCTATGTCCCAACTATAACCATCAGCAAGTACACCATGCTGCTTGCCAAACGATTGAACTACTTCTTCAATCCATTCGAAATGCTCTTCTTCCATACCTGGATGGCAGCCAAGAAAGAACACTTTATTTAACACTTCATAGGCATTGGGAAAGTCCTTTGCATTGCCAAGATGTTTGTATCCAGGATGTAGCAGTAAATTGCCAGCAAAATAGTTCCTGGTCTGCACGCCATTCTTTTCAAAATGTTGTTGAAAGGCGTGTTTCAATGCAGGGCGAGAACAAACAATAGGCACGCCAAACCAGGAAGTTTCTGCCTCAGTAAGCTCTTCAACAATGCGAACAGAAGAAGGCATAATTGAAAGAATATTCTTGATGCGCGAATAGTTTGCGCGGCGCCGCTGATGAATGTCATCAAACTTTTCGAGCTGCACCAAGCCAACTGCGCCTTGCAAATCAAGAGGCTTCAAATTGTAACCAATGTTGCTAAACACATATTTATGATCAACAATGCCGTCATAATCTTCCAGCCAATTGTCAAAACGTTTTCCGCAAGAACCATTAGCCAAAAGATTACATTCTCCCACGCAATAACAATCCCTTCCCCACCACGCAAAACTCCTGGCCAATTGATTAAAACCAGGCAAATTTGAGGAAACCATCCCTCCTTCCATGGTCGTAATATGATGCGCGGGATAGAACGAACAAGACGATGCAATGAAATAATCAGACAGCCATTCTCCTTGCCATTTTGTTCCCAACGAATCACATCCATCCGCAATCATTTTGACGCGTTTCTTCTCGCAAATATCATGCAGCTTTGTAATGTCATAGGGATTACCCAGTACTGGACTGCTGAAAATTGCGACAGTCCTTTCGTTAATCGCTTCTTCAACTTTTCCTAAGTCCCAATTTAGGGAGCTCCATTCAATATCGACAAATCGAGGAACCAAGTTATTTTGCAAAATAGGGGCCACCGTCGTCGGGAACCCAACAACGCTCACAATAATTTCAGAACCATCCGCCCAGTCAAAATATTTCTTCAATGCAGCAATCATCACCAGATTGGCAGAGCTACCACTATTGACCATTAAACTCTCGGCAAAATTAAACTTGCGCGAAAATGCCTTCTCGAACTTCGCCACATTCGGCCCTGAAGGCAGCCAACCATTTCCCTCAAGGCAATCAATGGCAGCCTTTATTTCCTGCCCATCGAAAAATGGACCGGAGTAGAGAACTTTCGGCTTGTGCATAGATCGTGCAATCCTTCGTCTAAAGAAATGGCTGGTGAGAAACCAGCATCAAAAAGCTTGCCGCAGTCTAGAGCCATTTTTAGCGATTGTTCTCCAGCAAGAGGCTCGCGAAAAACAACGTCGCTATTGCTTTTCAAGATTTCCTTACATTTGTTAATGCAAGAAGAAAGCAAAGTGCTATGCCCACTGCCAATGTTGTAAATTTGATTCTCTTGCGCCTGCTCACTCAGTAGTCGCATGCCCCTGCATGCGTCATAAATATGGATGTAATCGCGACTGAGGCCCTCCACTGCGCTTACAGGGCGATCATGCTGAAGTTGTTGAACAAGGTAATGCAAAACATTTCTTTGCCCACTGCTAACGTCGGGGCCGCCATACACATTGCCTAGGCGGAAGATTCGCCATTTTATCCCGAAGTGTGAGCAGTAATCAATGACAAGCTGCTCGGCGCAATACTTCGTGATGGAATAGAGGCCGTGAGGAGCACAAGCATCATCCTCTTTCATAATCCCCTCTTTGTTGCCATAAACAAACCATGAACTAACGAAATTAAATACTTCTACGCCAGCTTCCTTGCAAGCAATTAGACGCTTCATCAAAGCATCAATATTAGTTCTCGTATGCACTAAGCCTTGGTCGTAAGAATTGCTAGTAGTGCTAATTAAATACAGCACTTCTTTTTCCATTGGCGCCCACTGATCACGAGGCAATGGCCGTCCTCCGTAAAGCCCTATGTAATAAGAGCCAATAATTCCAGTGCCGCCGTAAATACTAAAAGCCATTTGCTTATCCCGTAAAACCAATTGATGCTTCTTTTACTTTTCCGGGGCCAAAGAAATAATCAGCGTTCAAAATAATTGCAGTGATTAGGCGCTCCGCCGTGAACGCAATGCTTCTGCTTTGATAGCCAGTTATGCCCATACATAGCTCTTTATTTTCTTCCCAGAGGGGCATTATCGTGGCAAAAACAATTTCACAATATTTATCAAACAAATCCCTTGGCCCTCTAACCATATTGCAGCCATAAAACTTCTGTTGTCTCCATGCAGAATCAACCATTTCATAAGACAGAGGAATGGCGCCACGTCGTGCTAAATCTCGCGTTAGTTGTGGAGCGGGAAAGATCGAATGGCAGTCCATGTATTGTTGCTCAACACTGCCAAAAATGGCACAGCCAGGCGCATACAAAATGCCAGGTTCTGCCGTCAAAAGCCCCTCGTCAGTCCACGGTCTCCTGTATTGACAAACACCAAGATGGTTGTCACTGGTATTTTTCCATGCCCAATAGAGGACAGTCAGATCACCAAAATATGGATTGAGGCAAGATATGTTTTCACCCTCATCATCCATTAGCCACCCTTCCGTCACATATGATTGCCGATCTTCTTCGCTTAAATAAACACTACCCGCCATAATCGGCGTGATTGGCGCAATGGAAGAAAACCGTGGGGGCTTCCCAGGTAAGCAGCAGCAGTACAGTCGTGGATATTTAACAAGAAGATCAACCATATACTTGACGATTCCTCCACATCTCGTTGTAGTTATTCACCCCCTTAGCGCCAAGGCTAGTCAAATCACCACCACCCGCAGGCTTGCTCCATGCCATGATTGTGCCGTCAGGAAGTACAAACGCCCTATTCTTTTGGCCATGCGTAGGTGTTAGCTCAAGGTAATCACCATAAATAAAATCAGCATCACCGCCATTCGCTGCCAATGCCTTGCCAAGCAGAGTGGGACCAGTGGGGCACAATGGAGTGATCCCGTAATACTGTTGAACGCAATTTGCCACGATCATCTCAATTGCAGTTTGCAAAGCGGGATTATCTGGCTGGGAATAAAGTACAGTTGTAGCACAAGCCCAACTTGTAAAGCTAAAGCGTTGAATATCGCGAAATGCAAGGAACTTCACACGATCACCAAGCTCCACTGCATTGAATGCTCTCACTCCAATATCAAAGTACCAGCCACCAATCTTATTCAACAGACAGAAACGACCAAGATCTGCCTTATAGGAAAAAGGCCTGAGCGTGTCATATGCCCATAACACCTCCTCCTCATAGTTATCAGCAATGAAAGCACGAAGCGAATCTGCATTGTAAATAACATGCTTTGCTTCGGGAAAGCATGCATCAATAGTTCCCGTAGCGTGTTTCAGGAAAGGGCTAAGCGCTTCTGACGGATCAGTTGAAAGGAAGATTTGTGAAATTTGCATGATCAAACAATTTTTGCGGGAGTACCAAAGCCTTTGAATTCGGGCTCGGCGGCCTTTGCATTGAGAGTGCGTTCTACCACGCCAAGCAACTGCCGCTGAATATATGGCCAAGTAAATGGCTCTTCATGCAAACGCTTGTAGCACCATTGCCCGTCTTTCTTCAGTGCATCGCGATTTTCGTAGTAATACGACAAGATTTCTGCGGCACTATCAGGATCAGGAAGTAGGCGCTCAAGGCCATAATTCCTATCTGTTTCAGCAGCGTTACATGAAATGCGCGGCAGCTCATCAAAGATCTCGGCCAAGCTCGTATGGTCTGGCACCACTTGCGCCACGCCAACTGATCCATGCTCTGTATTCACTAAGCCCCAGCCCTCGCCAATGCAAGTGTTAATGCCAACGTCAGCAGAATTGTACACCTTATTTAATTGCTCTACTGGCAGACAGTTGTCTGTCGAAAAATGCGGACTAGTCAGAATAAGACGGCCAGTAGGGTCAAAACCTTCATCACGAGCAACGCGCTTAAACAAGGGGATGATATCCCATCCCAAATCCTTGCTTCCCATATTGAGCCACAAACGCGCGTCGTCCTTATCTTTTGCAAACTTTACAAATGCCTTCAGCGTAAGATCAATGCGCTTTCGTGGCTGATTCCTATTGCCATTGAAGACAATAAACACATCTTGTGGCACACCAAGCTCTTGACGACATTGTTGTTTGTCAAGTGGAAAGAATTTTTCGAAATCAGTGCCGTGGCCAATGATATCAATTGGCTTGTCGTAGCCCATCAATCGCAATTCTTTTTCCGCGAATTGTGTATAAGTGGCAAGACCATCCCACTCTTGCATCTTCGCATTTAACTCAGGGAATAAACCATAGGAATCAATGGGAGTGTAAACAAACCATTTAAACCCGATTTGCTCCTTGAATGGCTTCGCTCTGTCCCACAAAGTAAACGCCACCCAAATATCATTTGTCACCCACACCAAGTCAGGCTTTTCCTTTTGAATAATCTCAGCAATGCGATGAGAACCAAACGGATCAGAGCCATGCAGCATGGCGGGATACACTTTGTATTTCTTCGCTTCCGAATGAGGATCGCCGTGATAATTCACAGCCATGACAACAAGGTCATGCTCTTTGGCTAATGCTGGGAGCAGATACTGCGCAACTCGCCCGAATCCCGTCTCTACAAAAGCATCACCGCAATAAAGAATTTTCGCCATTGGACAAAAGGAGCTTGCCCAATACTACAAGCAAGAATCAAACTTGCACACTTGGCGCTTGCTGGCGAAAATACTTAACGCTGCACCGACAATTAGCCCTACATGCACAACGCTGCCCAGGAAGCGGCACGCTGCCAATGGGAACCATGCCGCGAGCTGCATAATTTAGACAATCCTGACAATGCTTTGCCTGAGAATCAAGAATACGCCGCATCAAAGTGTATCCTTGTTTTTCTTGCCGAATACTAGCTCCTTCCCAAAAACTGCCGCGTACACTTTGAGCATATAGGCCGATGCGAGCAAGAGACTGGGCAACAGAAACGCGACCGCCCAGAAGATCACGAGCAAAGCTCTGTAAGAAAGCATATTCCACACGGAGACGCTGCCCGATGCGCCCCCAGTCAGCAGCCCCCATCGTTTCGCGTCCGCCATTGCCAATGATCGCCGCCTGTAAGTGAACAAGTTTAAGAGCCTCTCTTACGCTTCCTTGCCATTGATCCAACGTAATATCACCAGCGCTAAGCATACGTGTAAAACGCCGTAGCTCAGCGCCAAGCTTATTAATTCGACCATCCACCAATGCTTCCACTGCGCGAGCGCTGAGAAAACGTCCATTAGCGCCGCGATACCTACCACTGATAGGGTCATAGCGCCAGGATGATTGATCAAAACGAGCAATGGCTTCGGAAAATTGAGAAAGATCATTGAGGCTGGACATCCTCTGCCTCCAGAATATCCTTGAAGCGCTCAGGCGCTTCCTTCTTCCATTGATTCAATGCAGCGGAAATGTCCTCTTCATCAATAAGAGAAGCTTCATCAATGTCAGCAAGAATGAGCCCGCTTGTCTTTAATGGCTCAATGGCGTCCGTTTTACTGCTGACCATTTTCGCAGGCCCCTTGCGCTCAGGATCGGGATCGGCTGCACGTTTGCGGCGCACGATTGTTTGGCGCTCTTCTTTGCTCATGGCCTGAGCTTTTGCCTGGGGAAGACACTTCGGCTTGCCTTCCTTTTCTTCGCGAGCGCCGCAAGGGCCAAGGATTTCACCATTGGCTCCAATCCTCACCCACTTTTCTTTGAACCATTTGTCAAGATCATCTGCGTGCAAATCACCTTCGTCGCTCTTGAAGGCGCCAGCTAGGGATCCGTGCTTCTTCTTGTACATTTGCTTGTATTGCTGCACTACATAGCCACTTGCATAAGCGGAAGGCCACACTTTAAATTTTGCCTTGGCAGCACTCACCGCACGAGAATGAAGCTCGGCATCGGTGAATTTTACGTCACCACGAATTTCTTCAAGATCGCGAGGCAAGAAAAGCCCTGCGGCGGAATCTTCCTGGCTGTCTTCCACTTCCCTGCTTCCATCCATGGGAAGCGTGCCGTTTTCTTCATTCATTGGATCACGCCCACCAGGAGGAACAGCAAGCTTGCCTCCACTTCCACCCCCATTTTGAGTGGAGCCACCCCCGCCTTGAGTGGGAAGCTCGCGAATGACAGATGGATCTAGGGTAAGCTCCATGCTCCACTCAGAGCCACCATAACGAGCGTCCGCCACTTCCTTTGGACTCAGCACGCCAAGCTGAATGTAACGGCCATCTACAGCCGCCACGCGAGCCCTTACGTCAGCCATTTCGCGTTCATTAAGCTCGAACAATGGATTGAAGGAGATGCGCCATGATTCGGGAAGCTCTCCCTTCGTTGGGCCTTCTTTGCTAAGCATGATGTATTCCATTAGCTTCTTGACAGGACGCTTAAAATGCGTGCCTTGGTAATCCGCTAAGGTTTTTGCGAAATCACGCTCTTCACTGCGACCAGTGGAGCCCAAGCCGCCAGGGCTTTCGCCAAATAGAACAGTATGAGGAATTTTGCTGGCGCCAATAATATCCACGCGAAGCTTTTCTAAAATTTCCCCGATGCCGCCAAAGTTCCGACTAATAAATTCAAGCTCTTCTTTTTCGGCATCAATCGCGTAGCCGCGATAAATGCTCTTGCTCATATCATTCACCTGCAAACGATCACGAATGGAGCTTTCCTTTCCAGCCGCAAGCATCGCAGCTAAGCCCCTCACTTTATGAACAAAAATATCAAATTCAGTGAGGAGCGTTGCTGCTGAATTTAAACCAGTCCAGTAATGACGAAAGCTGTCATAAACAGTTTGCAAGCTGCTCATGCCCCAGCCATAATTACGCTGCCTCACGCGATAAGGCAACCAATCGCCATCAAAACGCAAAATCCTATCTTTATGAATATAAGTGAGCGTGGGCTCGTTAATTAAATCTCCAGAGATGATCTGATAATAAGTGGCTTTTGAATAGTCGTATAAGTTTTCTTCGTTGATAACTGGGGCAATTTGCCATCTATCAAGACATTCAATTTCTTCAATGCGACGGATGTTACGTTTATCGACAGGCATGTAAGCGGGACGCCCATCGTCAATAAAGAGAAGTAGACAAGCACCCCCATAAAGGCGGGAGTTTTTGGCTGCAAGGTTGAGCTGTTCAAGAATGTAGAGGTCTTCAATCGTTTGCTCAATGCCTTGTACTTCCTCGGCTCTTACGCCGTCACCACCGAACAACACTTTAAAGCCTTTCCTCGTGGCTTGATCGGCGTAGATGTCAACAATGCGACGAGGTAGCCATTCGCCATAGAGATTTTCAAGGTCCTCTTGCGGCAGGAAGACGGTGGCCGTAGTTTTCGTGTACTGACTCTTATCACGACCAGTCCCCATGCCAATCAGCACGTTTTGAAGGCCGTCTGAACGGATGCCACCTGCCGTAGCATGCCCCAAATCAATTGCTTCGCCTTCCATAACGAACGCTAATGGCTATGTTGTATTGCTTTTAGTCTAATTCCTGGATACATTGTCCGTAGAAGCTGGCCATTATGGACTGGTTAATGCCACTCACCTTTGCCTTCACTCCTGATCAGCGCCAACGGGCTCGTGATGAAGCTTTTCGCAGGCAGTCTCTTAATGAAAAGCAAAACAGAAAAGGCAGGAACAATGGAGCGGAGAATGGAGATTTAGCACTACGCCATCACTTACTTGGAGCTGCGGGAGAAATGGCAGTCGCCGTGATGCTTGGCATAGAAGATAAGCTCTACCAAGAAACAGAGGCAAAACGTGGCTCTGCGGATCTTCCTCCAAATATTGATGTTAAAACTCGCTCCAAACATTATTACGATTTAATAGTGCAACTAGACGAAAGTCCAGGTAAGATATTGGTGCTCGTCACGATTCAAAATCGCATTACCCTCATCCATGGCTGGATCAAAGCTGGTGATGCAATGAAGGAACAATGGAAAAAAGATCCAGCAGGTGGGCGCCTCGCATATTTTGTCCCCAAAACTGAACTACTTTCTTTGTCTTTATTGAAGTGAACCTTACTTGCAGTCAATTCGCTAAGCACGCCCTCGGCCTAGAACTTTATCCAGCACAGGCTCGCATTCTGGATGAATTTTTTCAGCCAGGAAAGTCTCATGCAGTGTGGGCCTTGGGGCGCCGCTGTGTCGTCGCCGATACGCTTGTGGCGACCAATATTGGCATGGTTGAAATTGGTTCGCTTGCTGGACTAGGCGATGCTATTGATGATGAATGGGAGCATTGCAGTCTAGAAGTTGCGCAGCCTCGCAATGAGAGGAGAGAAGCATCCCGCTTTTACAAGGGCGGTAAGCAGGATATTATTCGCATTCGCACTTCTCGCGGTTTTGAAGTGGCAGGCACTCCCAACCACCCAGTGATGGTGATGAGCGAAAATGGCGTTCACGAATGGCGTCCCCTTGGGGAATTAAAGCAAGGCGATCAAGTGGTCACTCGGCCTGGTGCGGATTTATGGTCTGACAGTCGTCCGTTTATCGCTCATCTTGCCCACAAAGCAGAAGAAGCCGCGCAGCTATCTCCTTATTCCAAGCCAATTCAGCCACCTTCTAGTCTGACTGAAGATTTTGCCTACGCGCTTGGCGTATTAGTAGGGGATGGATCCTGGACAATGAAAAGTGGCATCCAAGTGACTTCTCACGAAGATGATGCATCATTCATGAGTCAATCCTTGGAGCGAGGACTTGGCGTGCCTTTCACGCTTAAAAGGGACAATCGTCGCTTGTCTACATGCTCATTGAATTTCTGCTCGCAACATTACAGGCGTTTTTTGAGCGATCTTGGGTGGACTATTGATATTAAGCGAGATCAAAAACGCATACCTTGGGTGATCATGCAATCCCCGCGATCCATTGTTTGCGCATTTCTTTCGGGACTATTTGATACCGATGGATGTGTAGAGAAAAATGGTCAGGCTATTTCGTTCAGCACAGCATGTGAAATGCTGGCACGAGAAGTGCATATGCTTCTTTTTAATCTTGGGATTGTCTCTACGATCAAGGCCAAAAAAGTACGAGGAAAAAATTATTGGATTATCGTACTCCTTGGCCTTGAGGCACGTCAACAGTTTTGCCGCGACATTAGCTTTCGCTTGCCACGTAAGCAGTTAAAAGCTCTTGACGGTCTCAGCGTAGCCCGAGATGGCGGCAATTCGTTGGCCATCCCCCACCAAAAAGAATGGTTACGACGACTCGCTAATGACTTGGGGCACAGAAAAGGTGATGGTCTGCTTAGTAAAATCCGCGCATGCGTTGGCAACGCTATCAAGGGCGGAAAAGAAGAGTTCAATGCAAGGCGTCTTCCTGGATTGATCAAGCTTCTTGATGAAAATAATATTCGCGGAGAAGCTGCTCATCATTTTAGGGATTTGAAAGATGTTCGCTATTTTTACGATCCAATAGCAAGCATTAAGAAAGAGCCCCAGCAAGAAGTGTTTGATTTTCATGTGCCAGTTAGCAATGCTTTTGTCGCAAACGGCATAGTCAATCACAACAGCGGCAAAACCTTGATGGCCGCAGTGGCTTGCCTCTATATGTGCTTTGTTCTGGAAGAAGAATATCGCCGCAAAGTTAGAAAAGGGGAGCGATGGTACGTGGTAACGGTGGCCAACAGCCAAGATCAGGCCCGTATTGCTCTGAATAACATCCGCCAATTAATCATTGAAAGTCCCTTCGCTCAAGAAATTGTTCGCGAAACTGCCGACATCATTGAACTCAGCAATAATTGCGTATTCAAAGCTATTCCCACGTCAGGCCGTGCGGCTCGTGGTCTTGCCTGCGCTGGAGCAGTGTTTGACGAGCTTGCATTTGCCACTGAGGGCGATGCAAACAGCGGAGGAAGGGGCATTTATGACGCACTCTCACCCGCCATTGCTCAGTTCGGAGGAAAAGGACGCATCCTTGAACTTTCCTCTCCATGGTTGACTGATGGTATTTTCTACCAGCATTTCAAAGAAGCATCATCAGGGCGCTTCCCTTTCATGCAAGCAGTGAATCTCCCAACGTGGGAGATGAACCCCAATATTTCGCAAGAGTTTCTTGACACAGAAAGACAGCGTGATCCCGAAAAGTTTAAGGTGGAATATGGGGCACAGTTTGCCTCCAACCTTTCGGCGCTAGTCAATAGCGATGTGATTGATGCTTGTATTGATGATCGCCGTGCAGCACTACCACCACGCCCTGAATTCCAAGGAGCTTACGTCCTTGCCCTTGACCCCGCCCGTGGTGGCGTTG